TCCTTTGTATTGTAAGAACGCATCATCAACTCCGAATTGACTTGAGAAACCTAAATAACTTCTTCTTACGATGTCACCAGCAGATTCAGTGGTATTAGCCGCCCCACCAAATGGAGGGTTGTAAATAACTTCACCAGGGAAGTAATATTTTGTTTTGAATACAGGATATGGTGATGGGTTACTCAATGACGAGTATTCTCTCTGAGTATAACCATTAAATCCACAAGGAATTGCATCGATAGGTGCTTCATCAGCAAGTTCGACCATTATATATCTTGATATCAACGCGTATTCTCCATCACTCGAACCAATTTTCTTAGCTACGAAGTTGTTGGATAGTGGATCCATGTTACAGTTGGTGAATTTTTCAATTACAACAGGATTAGCATCTGTGTCAAAGAAGTTTCTAACCAATACATCGAATGTCATATTGTTGAAAGACAAGTTAGCAATTGAAACTTTTACTTCAGTGTTCGCAGCATTTCCATCGGAGATTGAGATAAATTTAAATAAGTTATAAACTTTATTACCTCTTAATTCTGAAACTAAGAATGGAGTACTTGGAGATTTATATTGTGTAACATTGTAAGCGATTGATTGAGGGTTTTGACTTCTAGCCCCTTCCAAAGCGACCAAGTTACAATTCAAACCTCTGATATATCCTTGGTTGTAAGCGTAGTTCAAAGTTCCTGGATAAACTTCTTCCACAAACAATGGAACTTCGTTTCTTGATTTACCAAAGTTGTCTACACCCAAAACTTTTGTTATGTATTTGGAAGAAGCCGCAGACATAGAAGTTTCAAAAGAAAAGTTGTCAGCATCTTTAGTTACACCAGATATTAAGAAAGTTTCATAAGGAGATTGAGTAACCCCTGAATATTGATTAGTACAAACTAATGTTACTGCAGATAACGCATTCACCTCATAAATTGGTCCATGCTGATCACTTTCCACCGTATTAGTGTAAAGTGAAATACCTCTAGAACGAAGAGTTGCAATAACCATGTCATTGTATTCACTGTAAGCCGTTCCTGAGTAAGTGAAAACACTACCTGATACGGTACCTGAGAATGTTGAAGAACTTCCTGATGTTAAACTAGAAACATAATAAAAGAATGAATATCCTGAGTAAGCGTTTCCTGAAGTAATATCAAAGTTAGCATAATACCAAGGATCGTTCAAATCAGAACTCAAATCATTTGTTGCCAAGTTGACAGTATCACAACCATATTCATTTATCACATTTGAATATTCTCCAGTTAAGTCATAAAAATTAGACTCAGGAATTGCTCCATATACCACTGTTGTAGTTGCAGACAATGATGGGGTATCCATAATATTGTCAAGATTACTATTGAAGTCCAAAGCTAAACTTGAAGTACTTCCATCAGATAATCTATACTGAGTGTTGAAATTTGCTAAAACTGGTGCTGGTAATCCACCATTAACAAATGTCACAGTATTTCCTGTTGAAGTTCCTGTGAATGATGCAGTCCAAGTAGTTGCTGAAGCAGGATTCAATCCGACAGTCAATGGGTCAACATTAGCAATAGTTTTGATACTCCAAGAAGGTCCTGCATCATACCCTGAAAGACCCAAAATTCTTGTAACGAAAAGTTGATTAGATTGCTGCAAATATGATTTAGCTATATAAGAAGCTTCATATTTTGGAATTTGTGTGTTAACAAATTTTGTTGGTTCAGTCCCTCCGAAATAAGCTTGAAACTCATCATAGTTGGTAATAAAGATAGGTTCAAAAGCGGGACCTTTGATTGTTTCTCCCACTAAACCCAATGTTGTTACACCAACACTCTGAGCAACAAATGATAAGTCGGTTTCTGATGTGTATACTCCAGGTGATACATATACCTTTTGATTTACTTGTGTTGCCATTATTTAATTTATTCTATTGCAGATTTATTTTAATGATAAATATTAGTATCTGAATGAAAAAACTTGACTTTTGAATATCTATTTATAAACAGGGAGAATTTATTCTACCTTTTTTCTACCTAACAAATGACCAAAGAAATAAAGAATATCAAAATATCCCCCGAGTCTCACGAATTACTGAAAAAGTATTGTGAGAAACGAGGCATGAAAATTTATAAGTTTTTAGAAAACCTTATAGTTGAAAAATGTAAGGAGAAAAAAGATATATACGGGGAAGATTAAACTAATTGTGATTCAAATTTCAAAGTTGATTCCAAACTATTGTTAGTTTTTACAACATCTATTCTGAGTATATCATTAGTCGTGATTTGAATTTCGTTCACATCAGTTCCATAAAAATCATCGTTTATATAAACATCGAAACTATCCACGTTAGTCGAACCTACGAATGACATATTCGCTCTAAATTCTACAATCTCACTTAGTGTATCATTACCTGATATAAATAAAAAGTCTGACAAAAACTCATTGGGGTTCTCAGGAAATTTAGGTCTTCTCCTTTTCAAGGACGTAGTATCCAATTCCATTATTTGAGCAACTCTGGCAATTGCAGGTTTCACTTGAAATTCTTCTTCGTCTATCAAGTATCCCAACATCGTAAAATCGTAATTTTGTATGAAATATTTTCTGGAATCTAAAGCCATCTGAGATTCATCAGAAATGTTTTGAAGTACAATTGGAACATACTGTCCTTTGATAAAAGTATATGCTTGTCTTGATGAAAACTTTTGCATGATGATTTTGTTGAGTTGATTCAACTCTCTCATTCGATTGCAAATTATTTTAACACTATAATTGATATCTACAGGAACTGGCTGTGGTATCGTGTAAATGTCCATACCTTGTTCATTACCATTCCATGTTGGAACCGAAGCATAATAAAATTGTTTCCGATTAGGTATAGTATATTGTAAAGATGGGTTAGTACCAAACTTCACTTCGGGTTGTCTTACAACGGTAATAAATGGGGGTTCAGGATTGAAGTCCAAATTAGTAAATAAGGCGGTTTCAGTATATTGTACCCAATTTTGTGTTGTGATGATAATATCAATCATCGGGATAATTTTACCCGCAGTTACAACTTTCAAATCGTCTTTAACAAAATCGAGCATCCCTCTATCTAAGTCAGCATGCAGAACTGATTTCGGTAAATAAGTTCCATCTTTGTTTATAAATTCGAGAAGTTGTTCTCTTCTTGCTAACAAAGTTTTTTTTGGAACTAACGGTAATGTAGGTTTTACTTGTTTTGGTAATGGCATTTTATTTTTCGTCTAAATCTTCAGAGTTATTGTGTCCGCATTTGTGACAAGTATATAGGTCATCACCTCCATCTTCTAAGTCCCACGACCATCCACAATTCCCACAGATCACTTTATCATCCGTTATAACTTCCATGATTCGGTCAAACTGATCCTCTGAAATAATTATTTTCATTATATACCTCTAAATTCGTTTTCACTTACATAAGTTGCAACAACCGTTCTATAAAAAGGTTTGTAGCCACCATATGTATGTTTATTATCCGATTTTACATATCCGTCATCACTAACAGTATAATATCTAACTCGGTCTTCGGACTCGTAGTATCCAATGTAATCACCCATAAATATTTCGACACCCATATCATCCAAAGTTTTTTGATAGATACTAAACTTCATATTACCTGGTTCTTGTTGTTCGACTTTAGAGTTCCCCAAAACTTTATTAGTAGGTGCCATGACTTGAACTAAACCTTTGAGTTCAATTGGAGAAAGAAACTGTATCCCATCTTCCAGCACTTCGCCATATACATCATCAGTTTTTGTCTTTCTTCTATCAATACGGTAAAGTACTATGGTGAAATTCATATCACCGATTAACCATTCTTCGCCCATGCCGATATCTAAAGCATAATCTTCAGCACCGAAGAATTTACCTAATCTTGTTATTGGAACTAACTTTTCTGCCATTATATTATGTGGTTTCCTATATATTGATAAATACTCAGTTTATAACTATATTTAAACCAAATATTTTTCTTATAGATGGATGTAAGTCTAGAATCGAAAGCATTATCACTATTGGAATCTTATGAGGGAGGAAACAATTTTATTTTAGAATTAAAACGAAAGTCACAAATAAATAAAAAGTTTTACCCTACAAGAAGTCAATCGGAGTATATAATTAACAATCACGATAAGCAACCAAAAGTTGCTCGAAAGTGGGTAATATTAGATGCATACTTTGCAAACAAGTTAGCCGACGACAAATTATATACCGAAATACCAACCAAAGTATGGGTTGAAAAATTACTCTCCGAAAAAGAAAAGGCTTTCCATATATGGGGTAAAGTTTTCGAAAACGAAGAACTCCATGATATTTGGTTACCCAAAGCCGCGATCATCAAAGACAATACGGTAAAAGATGTTGTTATAGATTATTCAAAGTATTCACATCGTCCACCACTCGAACATCAAAAAGAAGCGGTTCAAAAATTAGTCGAAAACAAAAAGTTTATTTTAGCCGATGATATGGGTTTGGGTAAAACTACCTCAACTATTATCGCCGCTTTGGAAACAGGATCAAAAAAAATTCTGATAATTTGTCCTGCCACTTTGAAAATAAATTGGAAACGAGAAATAGAAAACTATTCTGATAGACCTGTGTATATTTCAGAAGGTAAAAACTTTAGTACTGATCATGATTTTGTAATAATAAACTACGACATAATTAAAAATTTTCATGACAATAAGAAAAAAGATGAATCGCAAATTGTTTTTGCCAATTTTGATTTGGTGGTCGTTGATGAGGCACACTATATCAAAAATCCTACAGCCCAAAGAACAAAACTTATAAATGACATTGCAAAAAATGTAGATAGGTTATGGTTGTTGACTGGAACTCCAATGACTTCTAGACCTATGGATTACTTCAACTTGTTATCTTTAGTCGAATCTCCTGTAGCAAAAAATTGGATGGCATATGCTATTAGATACTGTGGAGGATATCAATTCTCAGTTGGTCGAAGAAAAGTTTGGAATGTTACAGGAGCGTCCAATTTAGAGGAACTAAGAGACAGGACACAAGGTTTACTTTTGAGAAGATTGAAAGAAAATGTTTTAGATCTTCCTGACAAAATAATCACTCCCGTTTATTTAAAACTTAAATCCAAAGCATATGAAGATGTAATGGGGGAATATTACGATTGGTATGACAAGAATCCTGAAGAGTCAAAATCACTCACGGTTCAATTTACAAAACTGACAAAAGTTAGACAAATCATCGCTGATGAGAAAATATATCAAACAATTGAGTTAGCTGAAAATATTATAGAACAAGGAAAGAAAGTAATAATTTTCTGTAACTTTACCGATTCTTTAAATAAAATTTGTCAACATTTCGGAAAAACATCAGTTAAAGTTGATGGGTCTATGAGTAAAATAGAACGTCAAAACAGTGTTGATAATTTTCAAGAAAACGAAAAAGTCAAAGTTTTTGTCGGTAACATCAAAGCCGCAGGAGTGGGTTTGACTCTAACAGCCGCTGAAGCTGTGATCATGAATGACCTTTCGTTCCTACCATCTGATCACTCACAAGCCGAAGACCGAGCATACAGATTTGGTCAAAAAAATAATGTTTTGGTTTATTATCCAATTTATGAAAACACAATCGAAGCAATTATATATGACATATTGAATAGTAAGAAAAAGGTTATTTCAACAGTTTTGGGTGACGATCTTAATTCCTCCGACACGGCTGAAGAAATTTTACGAAGAATCAATGAACTGCGAATATAAATCAACTTCTGATTATTTATAGTCAAACAAATAGCCAAATATGAATAAATTAGAAGAAAAGGTTCAACAACTCGAACTTAAAATTGTAGAACAAAAAGTAACGAGAGAAAAAGAGTTGTTGATTACCGAAATGAAAAAAATAGGAATAGAAAAACTACCTTACTCCTATTCAGCCCTCAAACAATTTATCGACCCTGAAACAATGGATTTCCATTACAACAAACATTATAAGGGTTATGTTGATAAATTAAATGACGCTCTCTCCAAGAAAAAGTACGGAGATTTAGAGTTAGAACAAATAATCAAAACTATAAGTCGATTTGACAAAACAATTAGAAATAATGCTGGTGGGGCATTTAATCACGCACTTTTTTGGAATATGTTGTCGCCCGAACCAAAAAAATTGAAAGGTAATTTATATAAAAAGATCACTAAAGAGTTTGGAAGTTTTGTTTCCTTCAAGAAAAAATTTGACGAAATTGCTAAAGAACGGTTTGGTTCAGGATGGGTTTGGTTAGTTTTGACAGGAAGAAATACTCTGAAGATTATGTCAACCCCAAATCAAGACAACCCTTTGATGAATATTATTGAAGGAGGTGGGTTCCCTTTATTGGGATTGGATTTGTGGGAACATGCGTATTATTTGAAATACAAGAATAAAAGAGACGAATATATCTCAAATTTTTGGAAAGTAGTCAACTGGGATTTTGTATCCAAACTTTACGAAATGAAAACTGAGACAAAACTTTTGGAATCCGTACAATTCAAAAGACTTTTATCGGAAGCAAAGTCAGAGTCTTGTAGTACAACAGATAACGAGTTTTACAGAACCTTGTTCAATACTAACGAGACAATTAAATACAAATATAGTTCAGCCATCAAAAGAATATTGATGACGGTGTTTAGTGATTTGTATGTCAATAATCCGCCCTCAGGTGAATTATCAGGAATTTTTGGTTTAGAGTCCGAAGGAAGATCAGTAATCAATAAACTGAACACAAATTACACCACATTTTGTATTTTGCTTAATGATGTAAATCAAGTAATCAAAACAATCAAAGGTAAAACACCAATATCGTTCGTAGGAAAAACTCCCGAACAACAAGTAAGTGAAGTTGAAAGATTTGTCGCAGCATTAGATTATTATAAATTTAGAATATTCAACTTAGAAAGTTCAAGTTTTGTAAACATTATGAAAATTTTACAAGAAAGAAATTATTCGGGGGATAAAAGAGAAGAAATTGTCGCAGCAATATTGAGGAGGTTTTTTGGAAAAAAAGTGAAAGT